CACTAAGATTTTAATTACTGATGATTTAATTACATTCATGAATGAAGAAATATTTTTATCTACCATTCATTATCAATCAATAGAGGGAACATATCCTGATGTTGAAAGAGTTATTCCTGATTCTTTTAAAGATTTTAAAGATATAGGTAAAGAATTTTCATTCAATGCTAGTTATTTAGCAGATTTTTGTAACCAGGTTAAAAAAGTAAGTAGTGATAAAGTAGTTACTTTTAAGGGTAACTTGCCTACAACACCATTCATAATTACTGCAACTTGGGATATTAAGAATCCTTTTGAATCTATAGAGGGATTCAAGCCAGTTCTAAATTATTTAATTATGCCTGTTTTAAAAAGAAATTAAATTAATTTCAATAAATATGTTTACTTTTATCTTCTTATGTGTAACAATAGATCATAAGAAGATTTTTTTTTATTCAACTTCTTACTAAATAAAATGAACACTACAAAAAGTTTCGCTAATTGTGATAGGTACATTTTTGATTTTAACTATTGCAGTTTTAAAAAAGGTTTTGCCCAAATAGATACAACCGAAGATGCACACTATTACGGTAATTGGGTTAATTTTAAAAGTTATGAAATTATATCTTATGTTGAGGGGGATATTATCATTAAAAAATGTGATGATAAAGATGAATTTAAAAAAGAACTTTTAAACACTGTAACCTGGTTTAAAAATAATGATAGTTTTAAAGGTATTGATTTAATGGATAGTAAGGAAATAAAAGAAGATTTTAAAAAGTTAAATTTAGATAATTCTTTTTATCTTCATAAATCATATTGTGAGGTTAAATAATGGAATTAAACAATTTAGGAAATAACCAAACATTAGTTAAATTAACTAATGATAAAGAATTATTTTATAGTTATCAAACTATAGTTAGTGCAAAATTAAAAGATAAATATTATTATACGTCTTATAAATATGGTAATACAACTACCAGGCATATTAATAATTATTTGAAAGATAATAAAGAAGATGCTATTAAAGTATCTCAAGATTTTTTAAATAATTTATTAGATAATAATATTATTGATATAACACCAGTTAAAAAAGAACTTAAAAAAATTAGAGGTGTTTAAAATGAATATAGATAAAGTTATTTTTAAAATAAAAGATAAACAATACAATGCCGTTAAATGTTACGGCTATAAGTATTTAACTAAATATTTAGGGAAAAATTTAATTTATCAAAAAAGATTTAAAAGATATTTTCCTTATTGGAAAGTATTAGAAAAGGATAAAATTAAAAGATATGATAATTTAGATTATAATAGAATGTTTGATTATTTAACCAGGTTAGATAATGATTTTATTTATGAATGTTATGACCATAATAATAATTTAATAAATAAAGATTTTAATTTTTATAAGTACATAACAATTAAAAATATTAAACTAAATAAAGGTATTAAAGATTTAAGATATGCTGATGATGTAATTAATAATTTATCAATGGAATTATTATTAAAATGAACTTTTCAGAAAAATATTATAAACATCTTACAACTTATCAACATAAGATTAACAATAAATGGTTTATAGATAAATTAAAACTATTAAAGGATAACGGGATATTAATAGTACCTAATATTAATAAAAAATTTAATAAATACGGTAGAGAAATTAATTAAATATTAAATAAATATAAAAATAAGTATAATTACTATTGTATTACATTAGTAAGTATGTTTATAATGGAATATAACAAGATAACTCAAATTACCAACTTGTTATTAAATCAAATGAAACTTTTTTCAATTTATTTATTTTGTATAGCATTGTTAACTTATCACGGTTTATCAATGGCTAACAATATAAAAAAAGATTTATTAAATCAAAGTGACCAGATTAACCAGGCTGTTACTTCATATAGTCAATATTTACAAACTTTAAATTATTAAGATTATGAAGTATTTAAAAGGTATCATCTTATTCTTATTAACTAGAATAAATTTAGATTATAAAAATTTTAATTGTTTTTATGATTCCTTAGAGGATGAAACAATAGAAATTATTGAATCTATGAATCATTATTATTTATCAGGTTTATTAAATTATTCTTATGGTGGCTGTTTAGACTATCCCGATGCTCAACAACTATTAGAAGAATATGGAACCAATACCGATGAATATTTAGAAGAAACTAATGATAATGATTTTACTATCTTAGGATTAATTGATTTTATCGGTGTCTAACCTAAATTAAAAAAAAATTATTTTTTATCTTAGTCTAATAAACTAAGATTTTTTTTTATGCAAAATTATTTTTATGAATTATATAAATAATATTTTGGTTTTGTTCTTTTCTTTCCATTGTTATTGTAAATAACTAAATTAAATTTTTAATTGGTACGGTTGCCAAGTTGCGACAGGTTGCCACAAATAAATACTATTTTGATGTAAGAAAAAATTTAGAAAAAAAAAATAAGGTTGTTTTGTATTTTGTACCAGGCAACCCGCAACCCGCCCGCAAATTATTTTTGTTTTGTTGCCTGGGGTGGGGTTGCAATATTTAGCAAATCGCATCGCCACACCCCGAACCTACTGATAAATCTACAAATTATTTGCCTCTACATTATTTATTATAGTACAATACTACAATAGTGTCAACTATCTTTTTGATTTTCTATTCGTATAGCTAGTTCTGGAGCATTTATGTTTACAGTTTCCACACTCTCCCCTACTACTTTACCTAGAGAATCTAATATTTGGGCAGCAGTTTGGAACTGACCTTTTTTGCAAGCCTTATCAAAAAGTCTGACTCTCATAGCTTGAATCCTAGCGATCATATTGTCTCTATCCTTTTGCCAATCCTCTTCATTCCACTTTGAAACTTCTTTCCAATCGTTCCATGCAGTTTTTACACAAACCCCTTCTCTAGAAGAATGTTCCAACACTAAATGTCTCGCTGGCAAACCTTCCAACTGTCTTTTGTATAGCCTTTGTCTCCTTTGTTCTACAACCATATCTGGCGATCTACCAGGATTTCTCTTCTTTGGAACGGATCTATCGTCAAAATTCTGTAGGATTGCTTCTGTCACGGACTGAAACTTATGTTATTAATTGAATAATAACCTTAAAATAGCAAATTAGTCGATAAAAACTAGCAAATCCATCAAAATTAAGGTTAATCTGTAGTACATGAGTGTAAAAACAAGAGAAAACTTAACATTGAGATGGGCCCAGGGGGAGGTGTTCAATGCAAAAAACCGATTTAGGGTACTGGTAGCTGGCAGAAGATTCGGAAAATCTTATTTATCTTGTATTGAGCTTGTAAATGCTGCGATCAAACGACCAGGCGAGACATATTTCTATTGTGCCCCTACATACCGCATGGCAAAAGACATTGCATGGAAAGAACTAAAAAAACTCGTACCAAGAGAGTGGATACAATCAAAAAACGAAACAGATTTAAAAATTGAATTGATAAACGGTTCACTTATCGAATTAAAAGGAACAGAAAATGCAACCACGTTAAGAGGTCGAAGTCTAGCTGGTGTTGTTTTAGATGAAGCAGCCTTTATGGATTCTGATGTATGGTTCCAGGTTATCCGACCAGCATTAGCAGATAAACAGGGGTGGGCACTTTTCATTTCAACACCCGATGGCACGGCAAGCTGGTTTTACGATTTATGGTGCTATGTTCCAGAAGATATGAGTGGAGATTGGAAGAGGTGGAGTTTTACCACAGTAGACGGGGGTAATGTTCCAGTTGAAGAAGTCGAGGCAGCCAAGGCCCAGTTAGATAGCAGAACATTCAAACAGGAGTTCGAGGCAAGTTTCGAAAATCTTACAGGATTGGTGGCAGTAAGTTTCAATGATGAAAATATTAGTAGCGAAGTGCAGGATTTACAAATGTTGCCTTTAATTTTGGGATTAGATTTTAACGTTGACCCTATGGCAGGAATTTGTGCGGTCAAGCATAACGATTGTCTTTATGTATTTGATGAGATCATGTTGACGGGGGGAGCAACAACTTGGGATTTTGCTGAAGAGGTTATAAGGCGATACGGAGTAGATAGACGAATTATTGCTTGCCCTGATCCAACCGGTAGTGCGAGAAAAACAAGTGGGGTTGGAGTTACGGACCACAATATTCTTAGAAGAAGTGGATTTACAGTTATGAGTCCAAAATCTCCGTGGAAAATTCGTGACAAAATAACTGCGGTAAACACAGCTTTGTATGATGCAAATGGAGATCGTAGAACATTTATCCACCCACGATGTAAAGAATTAATAAAAGCACTACGAACTTTAACTTATGCTCCGAATACAGGACTACCAAATAAAAATCTAGGAGTGGATCATGCGTTTGATGCTTTTGGGTATCTTTGTTTGCAGCAATTTAACCTTGTCAAACCAGAGACATTAGGCCAAACTTCGTTTAGAATATACTAAGAGTTTACTTTTTTACTATGTATCACTCCGCAATGAAGAAGAAAAAGAAAAAGAAGAAAAAAACCAAGAAAAAGTGAGACAATTTAGACGAGTAAGACGAGACAAAAAGACGGGAGTGCCTAGTAAATACCTTACGGGTGCTAGAAATCGTAGTGCGAAGGCAAAAGAGATAAAAGAAACAGCCGAAAAGTACAAAAGAGGCGAATATATTGATATAAAAGCTATTAACAAGTCACGATCTGCTCAAGATGAAACCAAAAAGAAAACCACTAAGCGAAAAAACAAAAGAAACACTAAGAAAAAAGGCAGATAAGAGCCGTTTTACCTACGGACAACTTGCCCAAGTGTATCGCAGAGGACAGGGAGCATATTTATCTTCTGGATCTAGAAACGTGCCAATGGCTGCATGGGCAATGGGTAGAGTAAATAGTTTTATCAGTGGAAAAGGAGGAGCAAGGAAAGCAGATGCAGATATTTTGCAAAAAAAGAAAAAGAAATAACTGTGAAAGTTACAGTTTCAAGGTAATATATTGTTATAAGTAAATTTTTATTGAAATCATGGCATTTTTTCGTGGTGAAGAAGGCTCTGTATCATTCGATAACGGAACTGGAACAGCAGGAGCTATAGCTTCTACAACAGCTTGGACTTTAGATACAACAAAAGATACTCTTGAGTGTACTGCTCATGGAGATACATCAAGAAAGTATGTAG